CATCTTCCTCGCAGCGGCCCTCGGCGCGCTCGGCCCACGGCTCCATGAAGAGACGGATCGACTCGACGGCCATCTGTCCGCACCACCGGACAAGAATGCTGAAGGCCTTGTCGATGTTTTCAGAATACTCGGACTCGCAGGTCGGGCAGCCGTCGGTCGGCAGGGCATTCTCTGTCGTGACCCGTCGACTCTGTTTCTTGAGTCCGTCGAGAACATCAAGCTCGGAAGGCGGAATGTCGGCTCCCGCCGAGGCGGCCGTGATCGGGGCAATGATGCGCTTGCAGAGAACTGGCTTGTAGGCACCGCGAATTCCTCGATAGTCGGCCGTGACATAGGCGTCTCCGGCGATCTCCATCAGATTGATGTCTGCATACTGGAAGGACTTGAGATCATGGCCGTCTCCCATGAGGCGGGTCTCAAACTCGCAGAAGATTGGCCTCGTGAAGTCGATCCTCGTGAAGTCGCTGCCCAGTTCAAAAAAGGTGTCTTCTCTCTCGGGCATGAACGCCTCCCAGACATGGTTGTGGCTTCCGTCAGACAGAGCCCGGTAGTCGACCGAGGCCGCGAAGGCGCGCCGCTTTCCGTTGATCACCGGGGATGCCCACTGGATCGGGCGGATCCCCGTCCACACTCCAGACCACGCCGGGATCTTCTCAGAGGAGAATTCGCTCAGGGGAGAATAGTCGAGCACAAACGTCTCAGAGTTGAGATTCTGCCCGATCGGCATCGACATGAGGAGGTAGTTCTCAAAGCTGAGACCACAGATCATGGAAGAGTCGTCGTTGAGAAACTGCTTGCTGAAGGCCATCTCGGCGTCTCGATAGTTGATCTGGCTCGTCAGGTTGCTTGAGGCCGCCGCGTCAGAGGCCACGAGACCTCCAGAGCTATACCACCACATCAGGCCCGCCTGAAACACGACACTTCGTCCCGCGACGCATCCGGTGCTCGGGAACAGGATCGACTGCATTCCCTGGGTCGTGGCCCACTGGGCGCGATCTCGGATGCCAGAGAGCACGATCTCGCTCCTCTCGTCGGTGAACACCACGACGACCTCGACTCGCTCGTCTCCGATGAAGCTGGTGACCCCGGTGATCTGCTTTGGGAAAGAAAAATCGCCTCGGCCCTCGCCCTCGACTCGCTCGGTGAACTTGATCGGATCGAACAGATCAGACGCCAGAAGAACATTGCCGCGCGCGACCCAGAGACGTCCCCCAGAGAAGGTCATCCAGGTCCCGGTCGGGGTCTCGAGATTCGGGGCTGCCTCGACGAGGTGCCGCGATTCCTCCCCGTCCCAGTATGCGGCCGGGGCCACGCCGTCCTGGATCATCAGCACATTGTGCGACGGCACGATCTGCAGCGTCTGGTCGGGCGCGGTCGTGACGGTCTTCTCGGCGACCGCAAAATGGATCATGTCCACGTCGGCAGAAAACTGCAGATTCTTGAGTCGAAACTCTTCCCAGAATCTTGGCTGCTCGAGAGGAAACGGCGCAAAATAGATCTTGCCGTCGACGGCAAAGACGAGATGATCGTCGCGGCGTTCGTTCTTGGTGATCTGAAAGTGGGCCATTCCCTGGAGATTTCCCTCGGGCAGCGTGAGCCGCATGCGAAATCCGGGTCTCGTCTGGATCACGCCGCCGCGGTTCACGACGTTGACTCCGCGTCGATACTGATCCTGCCGAAGAAACCACGGATGCCGGACAGAGTTCATTCCCGACATCCATCCGGCGTCGACACTCACGAGCCGTCCCTGGGTTATCGCGGGAGATTGCATGGCCTAGTCCATCCAGTCGTCTGGCCTGGTCGTCACGTCGGCGTTGATCTGAAATGTCGGGGCGCGTGGTCCGTCGAGCGCGCGGTTTCTCTTGTTGAGGTATTCCACCGCGATCAGGCGATACTGCTCCGATTCGGCGATGAATTTCTTGAAGAGCAGTTCCTGCGACTGGACCATCATGAGGATCGCCATGCGAGAATCCAGATTGATGAAGTCTCTCTCGGTCAGCACGTCGAAGGCCCGGCGGCGATACTTGAGGCGGACAGACGTTGCCGACTTGCTGACTCTGATGCGGCGGTATGCCGGGACCGTCTCGGTGGGATGGATGTCTCCAAGAAGCGCGATGTTTCCGGTTCTCGACGTGTCCCAGGCATAGAGTCGGATGTATCCGTCGGTGATCGGTTTTTCAATGGAAGAGACGGTCTGAACGGACACCGGCGCGCGGGAAACAACGACCCGCTGGGTTCCTGTTCCAGACGACAGAAAGGTGATGCGTCCGGCCGTCGAGGGAGCGGCATTTGCCTGCGCCTGCGAGGGATACAGCTCGATCTGGTCGTCGTCGATGGACCTGAGATAGTAGGTGGTCGACGGAAGAAGCGGCGACGGAAGCGCCGAGCTCGTCACCGCCGTGAGAGCGGTTCCAGTGGCAAATCCATGGTCTGAAATGTCGAGCGACGTCGCGGCCGGGGCCGTCATCGAGCGAGAGATCAGCATCTCATGGCTTCCTGAGCCAACAGTCGTCAGCGGAACAAGCGCGTTCGCGGTCGTGTAGACCTCGATGGTGTCTCCCACCACGTTGACCCGGTAGTCTGTCGCGGTGACAAGAGGAGCGGGCAGCGTCCCGGTGGTCGTGAAGCGGACAATCGTGAGGTTCTCGAGAAACGCCGTGAAATCGACATCGAGGCTGTTGTCTCGGGGCGACACGGTCACTGATCTTGCCCTCGAGAGATACAGCGTCTCGGCGCCGGAAGTCGTGGCCGAGAACCGCCCCGTCACCGTGGGAGGAGCGGCATTTGCGTTGACTGCCGAGTCATAGATCTCGACAAGTGAGTTGCTGATCTTGCGGACATAGTATAGGGTCGACTGGTCGACCTGCGACGGGGCCGTGCCCGGCAGAATTCCGGGCGTGTAGAATCGGACGGCATCGCCGGTCGAGAGGGCCGTGGCGTCTACCGACCACTGCGGAAGATAGCCCACCGAAAACGAACGCGAGATGACCACATAGAGCTGCCCGGTGCCGCCAGAACTGATTGCGACCGGATTCGGGATCGTGTCGTTGAGAGAAAACGTCGTCGAGGTCAGCGGGGCCTCGCCGCGATAGACCGTCTCGGCCTTGATGGGATCTGGAAGTGTCCCGTTGGAAGTGAAGCGAACCAGGCTCCCGCCCTGTGACGTGAAGGTCACCGTCGGAACCGAGGTGTATCCCGTGCCGCCCGTGATGACTCGGATCGAGACCACGGCACCGCCCGCGACAATTGCCTCGGCCGTCGCTCCGGTGCCTCCACCTCCCGAGATGGTGATCTTTGGCGAGACGTTGTAGGCACTTCCGCCGGCCCCGACCGAGACGGCGACAACGGTCTGACTCGAGAGCACGGCAGTTCCGGTCGCTCCCGAGCCGCTGGGGGCACTGAGGTTGTGCGGACTCGCCGTCGTCACGGTGCTGCTTCCGCCGCCAGCGACGGTTGCCGCGATGAGTTTCACGAGCGAGTTCGTGCCGACTCCAAGCGAGGTCAGCGCGACCGGATTGGCCCCAGTCGAGGAATCGACCGCGGTGGAATGCAGCGACACGGTCGTCGCGCTCAGGGCCCTGACAAAGTATGGCGTGTTGGCGATCAGAGGCTGCGGAAGTTCTCCTCCGGAATTTGAGGCCGTCACCTGGTCTCCTGTGACAAAATTGTGCTCCAGCGTGAAGGTCAGCTGGGTCAGCGGATACATCGGCTTGAGAATCCGCGCCTCGACAGACGTTCCAGGAGTCGTGGCATTGACCGGATTCGTGGCATTCTCACGATCATTGTCGTCGTTGTAGACGATGAAGCGGTCGGCCGCGATCGGGGAGGCCGGATATGTGCGGGCCGCCTCAAACGGCAGCGGGAGAGGCGATCCGGTGAAGGCCACGAGATCTCCCTCCGAGATGAGGTTGGCTCCCGAGGTCACAAAACAGGTTCTGGCCCGGACGGCCCGGGTCTCTCGCAGCGTGATCGCGGCCGTGGGATCGACGGTCGAAAAAAGAATGGGTCTCTGATTCGTCTGGGCATCGAGTCGCGTCGCATACAGCAGGACGCGGGTCGAGTCGACGACTCGGATGAAGTAGAACGCCCCGTTGATCAGGGGCTGGGGAATCGATCCGGAGGCAAGCTGCACCTGCATCTGGGCGGCCGTGGCGAGACCGTGGGCCGTCCCGGAGACCAGCAGACCAGTCGGCGTGGTCTCGAAGAGACGAAGAAACGGGACAGAGGTCGGGGCGGCCGTGGGAGCTCCCGCGACATTGACTGCAAAGGTCTCGGTCCCGTCGATCCAGTCGCCATTCTCGAGCTGCTGACGAAGTTCTCGGCCATTCGCGTCGATCCCAAGGACACGCACGACGACGCCGATGTCGGCCTCTGAGTCGCAGCGGGCGATCAGGGGACCGGGAGTTCCGATGTCCATGAAGGAGGGCACGGTCCCAGAGTCGTCCCATGCCCACGGGACGACGTGATCGTCTGTCAGTCCGTCGCCGTTGAGATGAAAGCGAAAAAACTCGTCTCGCATGAAGGCCGGAATGCCATTGACGGCAACTGCCAGCGGTGTCTCGACCTCGCGCGGAAGAGTGACGGTCTGACCGTCAGAGAGGGTCATGATGTCAAGGGCCCCGATGTTCGCGGCCCAGTCGCCCTCGTCCTGAAGGGCTCGAACTGCCTCGGAGATGCGACGAAGGGCCTTCTGCCGGTCGCACCGACCGAGGACCTCGATCACCTGGTCAATGATCTCCGAGACAAACATGTCCAGATCATGCCACTGGCGAAATCCCGAGTCGGCTGTCGGACATCGCCGAGAGCTCGGCCCCGAATCCAGAAAGATCGGCACCGGTGGCAAGAACCTCGTTCATTGTCTCGTCGGCCTTCACGGCCTTCTCGTCGGCCTTGAGTTTTGCCTCGGCGGCTCCGATCGCCTGGCTCAGCCCGGCCAGGAATCCCTTGGCAAGGTCAAACGTCGATCTCGGCAGCGTCAGCTGAATCTGGGGTTCTGGCTCCTCGGCCATCGTGTCGGTCATTCCATTCATGGTCATTCCTCCTCGTCCTCGGTTTCCTCTTCGGACTCACGGAGACCCTTCTCGATCTCATCCTCGCCGTCCTCGGAGATCTCTCCAAATTCGATTCCCATGACCTCAAGATCCAGCGACGAGGTCTTTCCGTTCGGGCCCTCAGAATCGGTCTTCGAGACGATCCTGAAGCGGATCGTCGCCTCGCCCTCGGTCCCGACATCGGGAGCGTCGTCGATTCCCTCTCTTCCAGAGATGTAGAGAGACGGATAGGTCATTTTTTCATCCGGCATCGCGGAGACCATCTCGATCATGCCGGCGGATTCTGAAGATTTTCCAAGATTGATCATGATCGTGACTCGTTGTGCAAAGTTATCTCTCGATGGAACATTCTGACATCACAGATTGCCGCGCAGAAGTCAAAGAATCTTTCGGAAATAGAGGGCACTCCTGCCTCCCCAGACGTGGTGGGGAGAATACAGCCGGAAGCCGCAGGAAATGAGCGAATTCGCGCTCGCGAGATTCGAGGGAACGACATAGGTCACGAGTTCTTTCAGTCCGACTCGGCGAGCCTGGGCGATCCGTCTCCGGATGAGCTCCTTCTGCCGTCCCTGGCCTCGCCAGTCCCGCAGGACTCCGACTCTTGAGAGAAATCCCAGTCCGGCATTGTGCCTCGCCGTGCAGGGACGCAGGGCCGCATAGGCGACGGGCGTCCGGTCCTGTTCCTCGATCCACCAGTAGCAGCCCTCGACGCGGACGCGCCAGTCGGCAGGAAAGCACAGCTGGTCGAGACGCAGAATGGTGTCCCGGATCCACTCCGGGCACGAGTCTGGCCTGGCGACGAGCCGGGTCATGGCTCACAGGATGTCGAGATCCCTCCCGAATGCCTTGCCTGAGGGATACGTGGGCTTGCAGTGGGGCCACGTGATCTTCCAGCGCTTTCCATCCTTCGACAGAATTCCGACCTTGCCAGAGCCGCGGCGGCGTCGCACCCGGGAGCCCTCCATCGGCTCTCTCACGGGCGCGGGCTCGTCAAATTTTTTGGAATCTGCCGCGACCGGCGTCTCGCCCCTGCCGAGCTCCCGGTAGCCGGTGATCCGAACCAGGCGCTTGAGCTTGTTGTCCCAGACCGTGAAGTCCTGGCGCTCGACCGTGCCGGCACGGATGCCGGGGGCGAGAAGCGAGGCCACTCTCTCGGGACTGCACTCGAGCTGTTCGGCCACGTCGTCGCGGCTCGACCAGCCCCTCGGCCATGCATAGGCCGCGGCGTTTTGTTTTTCCAGTATGGATTTCCAGTTAGGCATCTGTGCGGTTTCCTTTCAGTAGCATGCCGGCATAGCTCTCTCCGGCGTTGATGGTGACGTTGAACATGCTGAAGTTGCCCGTGGCCCGGGAGATGAAGCGGACCAGATAGCCGTGGGTCCATTCGGTCGGCCGGGTGTTGGCGTAGAGAGGCTGGCGCTTGCACAGACAGCCCGGATTCCAGGCACTGACCAGGCCGATCCCCGGGATGTGCTTGGGCTTGAAACTGGCCCGGTGCGTGTCGAAGTAGCAGATGTTGCCGCCGGCCTTGGCCAGGGCCACGTCGGCCGCGTCCTTCGAGTTGCTGATCTTGTGCACGTAGAACATCTTGTCGAGCTTCACCCAGCCCGGCGTGTCGCAGCCCTCGTGGAGGTGGCCCTGCCGGTAGTAGCGGATGCCGCGCTCCCTGAGGCGCAGGACGTGCTCGGCGCAGAAGGTCTTGCGCAGCAGCTCGACGTCCTTGTGGTGGGCGAGTCGCTGCGTGAGGGCCCAGCGCTCGACGCGCCACTCATGGTTGCCCTCGAGATAGTGGATGTCCGGGCAGGAGCTGGATTCCATGACCGCGTCGAGCAGCTTGTTGGCGACTGCCATGTCGTCCTCGTAGCTGTCGTCGGCCTCGGACACGTAGCCCAGGACATGGTGCTCGGCCAGGAATCCGCCGCAGTTGATGAAGTCGCCCCCGATGAAGATCCGGTCGGGGCGCAGGATCTTGAGATCACCGAGCAGCGCCGAGAAGGCCGCGGGGTCGACCTGGTTGCCATGCACGTCGGAGAAGATGACCTCGACGATGTCGCCCTTGCCGGCCCTGGGGCTCGAGGGCCTCGGCACCTGGATGGCCTTGCGGCCAGCGGTGCGGGCACGTTCTAGAGTCTTGACCGTCTCGGCGTGGGCCTTCCGCTCGGCCTCGAGCTGGGCCTGGGTCTCGGCCAGCCTGGTCTGGTGATCCGCGGCATGGGCCGCCTGCGCGACCTTGCCCCAGTTGGTGTCAGTGGTTTCTTTTTTCATGGATGTTTCCTCCTATTGTGTCGCCTGAAAGTGCATCGCGTCTCTCGACCAGAAGGCTCCCGCGGAGAGCCAGCCCTCACGGGCAAAGATCTCCATCACGTCGAGCGGCATGTGCGCCCTGGTCGGCCAGTGCGCGTGCAGGCCATTCCGACTCGCGTCGAGATCAATCGCGGCGGCCCGGGCATGCAGACTCGGGAGGGTTCCGCCTCGCATGTTGCGGTTGGCGTAGATTCCAAAATAGCGGTTGACCCCGGCCTCGGTCCTGGCCTCGTCGGTCTTATAGCGCTTCCCGAGCTCGTTGAGAATCCGGGAGAGACTGGGAGCGAGCCTCTCGTGGACTGCCAGCGTCCGGATGGTCTCCGGCCCGTTGTAGAGAAACATCCTGTAGGGAACAGAGATCCGGGCGGTCGAGACCGAGCCCGCCGGGCCGTAGAACGCCGTGAGACTCTTCTGATCCTGCCTCGGCCACGGATTCGGCCTCGGCATGAGGGCACGAAGATGGCGCTGGCAGGCCAGGATGGACTTCGGTCCCCAGAAGCCGTCGGGTTCGACCCCGACCGACTCCTGGAGGATCTGGATCTGCGTCTTTTTCATCGCTCGGGCCTCACGACCTGCTTGCCGTCGCCGGGCTCGACCGAGACGGTGACTCTCTGGTTGAGAAAGTCATAGCCGAACCCGATCCTCGGGGTGGCACAGCCCGAGAGCAGGGCTGCCACGATGAAGGCCAGGATGATGACCACGAGTGCCGTCTTCATTTGCGCGAGAAGCGGCCGACGAAGGCCGCGATCGCCCGCAGCGTCTTCTCGGGCTGTTCTCCCGGGATGAGCGCGAAGATCGCGATCAGGGCCACGATGAGGCCGTTGAGGGCCACGATGACCTCGAGCCAATTGAGCCGGGTCAGGGTCTGGATGATGTCGTTGATGTTCATTGTTGTTTCTCCTCTGTTGGTTGTTGACTAAAAAATATGCTTCCGGATCAGGGTTGCTGCAAATCCTGCACAGCCTCCCCGCTCGCCTCCGCAAAGGTCGCCTGCGGCACGCCGAAAGACTCCTGCGGTGCGGGTGTCGGGGATGCGGCCCATGAAAGCACGACGCCCTCCAGCCACTGCTTCGCGGTGGTCATCTTCGGGCCGAGGGGTTTGCCTGCTTGGAGGAGGGCCATTTCAAGGCGGCTGAGGGCGGCGATCTGGTAGGGGGAAAAGTATTGGCTGACTGCTTCTTCAGCGGTGAAGGTCGCCACAGGCACTTCCGCCACGCTCCACCCTCGCGTCACCGTCCGCGCTTCCGCGTCGATAACTTCGGTCTTTTCCAACCGTTGAGTGGCTGGGTCGTAAGCAGGCTGATCCTCCTGCACTACATCCATCTCCAACAGATGCGCGTCGAGGCCGACCACGGGTTCCTCGTCGATACGGGGCCACGGGAGGATGGCGTTGGTTTGGGTGTTGTAGAGGGCTTTCATTAGATGGCGGCGTCGATGTCGGTCATAAGCGTGCCAACGCGGGTGTTGAGAAGGGCGAGATCAATGGCCGATCCGATGGAGTAGAAAGACAGGCGAGCGTCGGTTAAAAAGCCACCATCACGCGCAAAGACCGTGACATTTCGTGGCGCTCGGCTGTTGGACGCTATGGCAAATGTGCTATTTGTGCCGTTACCCCGCAGAATATATTCTGACGATACGGAGCGGCTGTTGCCAAAAAACCCAAGCGTTGTTCGTGTGGCGGACGGGTGCGTGGAGACGTTAGTGTTGCGGTTGCGTCCGATGAACGCATTTCCGGCATTTGCCGTGTAGGCAAGAATAGTTGCCTCGACAGCGGCCCCCGATGTGTCTCCCAACAAAGACGTTGTAACCCCCGTGCCTCTGGTGTCAGCCACGGTCTGCCATGCGGCCATGTGGTAGGAGTTTAATGCTTCGGAATCTCCCGCCTTATTAGAGTTGAGGTATTTTGTGCTGCCATCTCCGATTAGCCCCGTCTCTCGGTTGTAATCGCCGCTGACAAAGTTGCTGCTCACGTTGGTCGGGGCTGGGCCGACCAGCGGCGTGAGAGCGCCTGCGAGCGTCCTTGCCCCTGCCAGAATGCAGGACGCTGTGATGGCCGACCAGATGCCGTCGGCCTTGCAGCCCTTGACAAAATCATCCACCGCCTTGCGGACGGCTGCTTCAAGCGCCTGCGTGTCGGCGGTTTCTACGGCGTCGAGATAGGCTTTGGCGTCGGGATCTTCGCCGCCGAAAGCGTAGGAGTTGATGACAAAAGCACTCACGCCCGTGTTCCTTTCAAGACAACCTTCAACCCCTTGCCCGCGATGGTTGAGCCGATCTGGTCGATGTCGATGGTGATTGAGGCGTCATCGGCCAGCGCAGTGTCCGAGATGACGGCGGCGGTTGCAGCCGTGGTGCTGGTCAGTTCGCTCGCGTCTATAGAAAGCTTGGTCGAGAGGATGGTGCTTCCAGCCTCGTTGATGTCCACGATGAGGGTGCTGCCTGTCGGTGCTGTGTTGACCGAGGCGCGGACGCTGGAGAGCGTCATGGCGTAGGGCATGCGGAAGGTGACTTTGGCGGTGCCCGTGGTGAGGTTGGTTGTCTCGTCGCTACAGGCGATGACGAGTTCGGCGGATGCGCCGACAAGGGATGTCAGCGCGATAGTGCCAGAGGCATCCGGCAGATCATACGTCCTGTTTGCCGTCAGCTTGCCCTGCGCGTCGAAGGTGGCAACCTCGCCGCCTGTCGAGTCTTTGAGCGTGAAGGTCGTGAAATTTCCTGCCGCTGCCGTCGTGCTTCCAATCGGCGTATTCTGGATTGAGGCAAACGTGACATTGTTCGCCGTGCCGAGTCCGAGATCAGCGCGGGTGATCGCGGGTTTGTAGAAGGTGGAAAGGTTGCTCATGTTATGGGATGCCGATGAGGGTGAAGCCGTAGACGGTCGGGCTAGTGGCAATGTCGTGCCTGACGGCGAGGCGGCTGCCTGCGGGGATGTTGCGTCCAAAAAGCGACAGATACGGAGGCGAGGACTGCACGGCTTCGCTGTTGTTATAAGAGGCAACGGTTGCCCCAAACACCTGTTCGCTTCCCGACGCGCCAACGCCAAGCTCCAGTTGTGGGGCAATCGTCGCAATGCCTGTGCTGTGCATAGACGGCACTATGGCCACTGCGCGGTAGGCTTGTGATGTTGATGCCGTTGCTTGCACCCATGTTCCGCTGGCTCCGCTAAAACTGATGCCTTGGCTGTTGGCCGTGTTGCCGCCGATGACATCCACACTGGTCGGTGCCGTGGCGTAATCGCCGCCCACATCAAAGAGGAAGACTTGTGCGGTTGCCGTTTTGCCGCCCGTGACGACAGACTGAATGCGGGCCGAGATGCGCGTGCCGCTGGGGATTTTTAGCGGAACAGAAACGGCAACGCCTGTTGGGCCGGTGGTGGTAAGAGCGCCTCCCACGGCGAGGTTTGAAATAATAGCCGCCTCAGAACCGCTGGCACCAGTAGCCACGTCAATAAGTGTGGCGGTATTGGTGCTTGCCACGGAAATGTCCTGCACCATAAGAACCAACAGCCCTGCGTTGGCCGAGGTGGAGGCGATAAGCTCGGAATACGAACCCTTGGTGTGCGCGGCGGTGTCTGCGGTGACTGTGACGAGACTGCCGTTGTCGACCAGCGTGTAGGCGTCCTCAAACCAATCGACATCTTTGAAGAGCGGCGTGGCACCGAGATAGGCTTTACGAAGAAGGGCCATAGCTTACGGATCGGTGATGATGTAGACCGTCCCCGCATCGTAGGAGCCGAGGGCGTTATAATCGGCTTGGGAAATGGTCACGATGTTGTCGATGGCTGAAGCTCCCGTGATCCCCGTGACATCGGAGCGGACGCTGGGAATCGCGGTGCCTTGGAAGGGAACGACTTTCCACCCCACCGTGGAACCAACAAAGACCAGCGTGAAAGCGGCATCCTCGACCTCGCAGATCATGTTCTCGGCCAAGGATTCGATGTTCGATCCGTTGCGGGCGATGGTGAGGTTGTTGGTGTCGAAGGTGCCTGCGTAGTCGAGGACAGTGATGGTGTCGCCATTCGACGGGGTCGCAGGCAGGGTGAGCGTCCATGCTGCACTTGTTGTATCGGCGGCGACTTTGTCTCCGGTGACCGCGTTCGCGTTGGCGCTCAGGAGGCGGTAGTCGGAGACGGCGATTCTTCCGTCACGATTCGGCGCATCGAGGGTCCTGGTGGTCCCGGAAGATATTCCAGAGACGTCAAAGGCAAGTTCCTTCGTGGGATCTGCCGTGTCGTAGATCCTGAAATACTGGCTGTCGTTGACCGAGGGGAACTCTCCGGCATAGTCCCAGTCGGCCAGGGTCCCGTTGTTGAAGAGCCTGACGTAGATGCCGGCGGGCTTCCGGTTGATGAACCAGACGCCGGAGTCCTCGCGAACGAGGTAGGCGGTGTTGACGGGCGGGGTCCCGACCGTCACCGGGAGATCGGCGTAGAACTGGACAGACCCGTTGACGTATCCAGCTCCGCCGCCACCTCCTCCCTCTGAGATGGCCACTAGGGCCGCGATCATGAGACGACGCCAGGTGGCGGTGTCAAGGATGGCCGGAATCTGAGACGGGTCGACTCCTGCCGCCAGGAGTGCCAGGCGGCGATATTCTGCGGTGTCGAGAATGCTCACTTCTTGTCGAGACTGTGGTTGATGTCACGAAGACTGCCGTCGATCGACTTGAGAGACGCGTCAAGATGCTGCCAGTGCCTCTCACGAGAATTGCGCTCCTCGCGAAGCTCAACAAGAAATGTATCGCGGGCACGATCAAGGTGAGCAATGAACGCCGGGGCGACCTTGACCAGCAGCATGATGGCCGCAAAGGCGACGAGCCCAAAGCTGCCCATTTCGGCCACCGTGCGGAGCCATCCAAAGGACTCCATGACCGGCGCGGCGGTGGCGAAGACGCCGAAGGTTCCGGCAGTCAGCATGGCGGCGGATGCTTTGAGTTCGAAGATCATGGCGCTTGCGGGCGGTTGGAGATTAGAGGGGCATTAAATGCTATGCGGCTACATTGGCCATTGCTTTGAACACATAAACGCCAGTCGTTCCACTTGTTGTGCATACCCATGCCGGTGTTCCTGCTGCTGAAGGTAACGTGTTCCAAATAATATCTCCCCGATTGTAGTTGCCGGTCGCCGGAACTGAGGAAAGGTATTCTGTTCGACGCATAATTGAATTTGCGCCTAACTTTATGTGGGGAATGTTGAAACCATCAAATATGTTGTCAAAGCTATAAGTGTAATCGACGCCGGTATTCTCAACGATTGCATACTCCCCAAAACCAGCACTGTCTGATTGTCTAAAATAGTTGTTCTTAAAATAATTTCTCGCCGAGGATGATCCGTAAATGTTCACAACGACAAACGAATTTCCGCTTTTTGCACAATCAATGAAACTATTATTAACAACTTCTGTGTCTACGCAGTCGCTTATCACAAGCGCGTTTGTGTTGTAGTTTACGCACTTATTGTCAGCTATTTTTGTTTGGACGCATCTTACCAAGTCAATTCCGATTCCGGTTGCCACGTTCAACGCGCCTCCGTTCAATAAATTATCTACAATGTGCAAGCCTTGGCAATCTGCGGCAGATACCAAGGCTCCATCGTTTTGCGTGCCATATGGCAAAGTCCTGTTTCCGGTGACAATTATTCGATAGACATTTTTATTTCCGGAAGACTGGCCATCCATTCTAACCCCTGTCGTAAATCCGCTAAATTCATTATTGTCTATTACAAGGTCACGAGCTTCTTGACCAGATGTTGGCCCACCAGAAACTTGAATAGCATGTGTTGTATTGGCCGCTCCGTATTCGTTTGTAAATGTGTTTCCGGTGACTTTTGTGTTTCCGGTGTAATAGCCAAAATAACAACACGCCGAACTTACTCCTTGAGGCGAATAGAAGTCGTTGGCAAATATCATGCTGTCCCCGCCGCCAGGGCCAGGAAAGTAAAGTCCATAGGTTGCTCTAATTGTATTATGCTGAATTAGTGACACTGCATATCCAAGATATTCGATCCCCCTTTGAACATTCCATATTCTGTTTCGGACGATTGCACAGTGCATCGTGTAATCAGACTTGATCGCGGCAACTGCCAGATTGTTGCCATTGAAGCCAATCCCCTCAATTTTAGAATAAAACGGGCCAAGGTCAGCGTCACTAACGTCAAATATTAACTCCATCATTGATGCAACGGCGGTTGTCGCCTTCAATGTTGGCATTCCAAATCCAACAATAGTTGCGTTGGTTAAATCTAAAAAGTGAACATCCGTTGACGGGGATGGAGGAATTGGCGCGGCGTCCCGCGTTATTTTAACAACGATAGTGTCTGATATTAGGTATGGACCCGGACCAATAATATAGACCATTTTGCCAGTTTTCATTGCCTCATTAACCGCCGATTGAATTGCGGCCCAGTCAATTTCCTGAGTCAGTGATGTTGCAAACGGATATACAGCTTGAGCCGCGGCAAGGGTCGGATATACCGACGAAAGCGGGTGTGGATTACCGTCTCCAATGGCGCCGAAGTCTTTGACGTTGACCATGTCCGCAAAACGATCTTGGACGCTGCGGGCGGTGGTCGATCCGGTGGCAATGACGGGCGCGAGGGTCGGATTCGGATATGCTCCGGCGAGTGCTCCTCCGGCGGCCGCCCCGACAGAGACCTTGGTCGCGAGACCGGCCGTGAGCTCTGCGGCAGTGGCCGATGGAAACCCGCCGGCGGTCGAGCCGTCATGCACGACAACCGTCTTCTTGTCGGTGTCGACGGTGACCTCGGCCGGTGCCCCGATGAAGGGAACGTGCTGGGCCGTCGTTCCGCGTCTGAGCTGTAGTTGACTCGCCATGGGTGTCTATTGTTGGTTCAAATTCTGAAAATGCGAATTATGGATGTCGCCGTCGCGGACTGTTGGACTTTCGAGGGGCATTATTTAATAAAATTCAGGTCGATGGCGCGTCTGATGCGCTATAAAATCCGACATCTGTTTTATTTTCTTGCTGTTTAGCCATCGCTTCCATCTGTTCAGCCATTTTGTCGCGTATTGTTTCAAGGCGCTTTACCTCCATGATTAAATCTCCCATTTGAAGAGAGATGCGTTGTTCAAAACTTAATGGATTCATTTTAAGCAATCGTTGCCAGTTTCCGCTCTACGCCTGCGCTGTCTTTAACTGTTATGTAGCCATTAACCGCTGCGTCTGCGCTGCCGGTGTGCCCGCCAAGCAACACGCGTCCCGCTCCTTTCGGAATAAGAGCAATATCTATATTTGCAGCGCCTCCTGCGGCATATAAGCGCGGTTGGTTAAAGGCGTCTGATCTTACTCCAAGCCACGACGTTCCCGTAGACAGTTGATCTATTTCAAACTGCACAGCCGAATACGAATGGGAATTAAATCTATAAATTCCGCTTCCTTTGGTAGATATTCTAAAGGCAATGTTTGTGTCTGTTCCCGCGGTAGTCAGTGATGCGGACTGACCAGACGATCCGGCAGACATAATGAATCCGTTGCAAGCACTTCCATCCAACGATTCGGTTGTTAATACCGCCGCTGAACCCTCTCCTCCGATGTTTACGTCTCCATCAGCTTGAAAGGCAATTTGCTTCCGCTTGCCGTTCAATACATCATATCCTGTTCCTATATACAGCGGGTATTGTCGGCCCACACCGCCAGCAGATTGAATGTGAAAATACCCATTACCGTATGCACCAATAGTAATGTTTTCCTCAAAGCCCGCGCCAGAAATTCGATGAACCCGAAACGCGGACATAATGTCGTCTACAGAAGTCCAAAACTCATAAGAAACATTGGTCTGCGTTCCAGCAGACGAGCCAAGGGTCAAAGAATTTGGCGCTCCAGAAGCTGATGACACATCATAAACAACGCCGTTAATTTTTATTTTATACTCTGTGTTGGGCATCACCACAAACGGATCTCCAGCAATGCGTGTGACCGTTGTGCCGGATGTGTTGCATGTTCCCTCGCCAAGCGTCGGCGCAAAAACAAATGTTTCTGGCCCTGCGGCAGCAAATGAAACCGCTGACCCATCCAAATTTGTCACAGTTGCCGTGGTTGCATTGACGACGCTGGCGCACAGGTATCTTCCCTGACCTATATACATTCTTTTTCCGACCAGCTTTGCAAAAAAGTCAGCGCCGGAAGTTTTTGTTACCGTGTTTCCACCAATAGCCAGCGTGCATGCGCCAGCAACGGCGGTGGGCTGGATGGCAAATTCTGTAGTTGAGGGAAATATGCTCGGCATAACCGTTGTCCAGCCTGCGTATCCGTCGCTAAAAAACACGTTTCCGTTTACTCCGTCTTTTGGGTCGCCGCCGCCGATTTGCAATCCAATGGGGCCAGCGGAATTGCGCCCAAAGCGGTAAGTGCTGCCATACTGAAGCGGATCGCCTACGCCGAAAGACCATGCTCCTGTGGCGGGATCAATTCTTTGAATGAGCGCACCAACAAGATCAGATCCAGTTGTTGTAGCGCCAGAAAACAAAAATTGTCGGCCTGTCGCAGTAACGCTTGCAGAAAGTAAATAGGTTCCTGATGGAACCGCGATTAGAGCGCCAGCCGGAGCCGCAGCATGCGCGGCCGCAAAAGCTGGCGCATCATTTGCTACCCCATCGCCAACGGCACCAAAGTCTTTTACGTTGACCGTGCCGTTGATCGTGTTCAGCCCCTTAGCCAGCTCGGCGCCGGTGGCGCGTTTGGTGATGCCGCCTTGCTGAATGATTAGCTCGTCGGCGGCGTTGACGGTTGTGGCGTCGGCCAGGAGCGGGATCGCGACATTGAGAGGAGCAATCTCCTTGCCGCCCATCGTGGTGCCGTCATGGACCCTGAGAGAATCACGATCGGTGTCGACCGAGACCTCGGCAACGGCCCCGGTGAAGGTGTCGTTCTGTGCGGTCGTGCCGCGCCTGAGCTGTAGAACCTGTGCCATGATTATGTCAGACCTCCGAGATCATAGGTGAAGAAGATGACCGTATCAGAGACGAAGCCCATGTCGAACGGAAAAGTGAGAGGAACTATCCCGAAGGCAAAGGCCGCCCAGAAGGCATCCCCGGGAGTGGAATCGACGCACATCCAGACGATCTGGGTCTGCTGGTATTCCTGGATCCACATCGAGCCGCGACGATAGCCTGCGTTGGCGTCGTCGAACGGGGTCGGGGGATTCGGAGACCTGAGGTTGCTGCGGCGGATGAAGGACGTCCGTCCCTCGAGGTCAGTCGCATAGTCCCGCAGCGTCGTGGCGCCGGGAAGATAAACGGCCGGATCTAGGCTGGAGTCCTTGAACATGTCTCAGGTTTTCTTTTCTGGGTCGATTATCGGAGAGGGGGCTTCCCACTGCTTGCCCGCTGACCCCCTCCCCGATGTATCGAACCAGATTAGAGTCCCGTTGAACTGGTCAGGCAGGTCTCGAGGCCGGTGTCGAAGGTGCAGCGCTTGTAGGCGAAGGGCACCACGGCGTGCGGCCGGATCGGCTGGTATGCCCGGCTGATCTGGTAGATGTGCTGCCCGTAGTCGAGGAACAGGTTGCAGTCGTTGTCACGCTGCGCGACCCATTCGAGCTCGCCCATGTGGAGCTGAGGCGCGAACTTGAACGATCCCTCGCCGGTGTAGCGCTCGGGCGTGAGCCGCGAGAAGCTGTCGCCGGCAACAAGGAAGCCGATCTCATACTGCGCCGAGACCCACGCGGGGTTGCGACGAGAACCCTTGCCGTTGGTGACGGACACGCCAATCTCGGGCTCGATCAGGATGGGCTGACCAGAACCGTTGAGGGCGTTGAAGCGCAGAGGCTGGCTGTCGACGCCGAGGGCGAATCCGCGATACCCCTGGAACGAGTAACCCGTGAGGGCCTCATTGCCGAGGCGGAACGAACCGGCCGTGACGTAGAGCAGGTCTTCTTTGACGTCTGCATCGTTGCGGAAGGCTTCGATCTGGTCGATCGAGGCGATCACCATGAAGAAGTCACCGCGCTCGGTGCCGAAGGGCTCCGCGAGGAGATCCTCACGCAGGAGAGTTCCGAGCTTGTAGAGCGTGCGGAAGTTCATCTGCGCGTCGGGCAGCGAGTTGTAGAACGGAGTGTCGATCTGCTGGGAATCGCCGGTGACAAGATTGTCAAAGGAGACGCCCTTCTTGGCGACGAACTTGACACCGGAGCGACGCAGGAGCGTGGCACGGATGTCGGAGTTCATGATCTGCAGGATTCCCTTTTCCAGGGCCATCTGGGCCTGGAGATAGGCGCCCTTGAACGCGGTGCGACTGGTCTTCACGCAGACGCGGGGACCGCGGCCACGGAGGGACTGCAGCTGATATTGGTATTCGGTCGAGCCGACTTCATCCGGGTCGGCGCCGACACCGCAGAGTTCGACGTCGTTGGTGAACGAGGGCTCCGAGAGCGATGCGTTCATCACGGCGCGTTCCTGCACGACTGAGCGGACAACATCCGAGACATTCGGAATGGTTCCGCCCTTGAGGACGTTCATATACGGACTCTTGCGAGCCAGGACCTTTGCGATCTGGCCGACAATACGGTTGACGTCCTTGGCCGCGAAATTCTGTACGGCCGACAGATCAATACAATCATTAGGCATATTGCTTGTGCTTTCTAACTGAGGTTTAGGGTTGAATGGCAATGCATCTTCAGACACATCGTCGTTCTCTCTGTCCTCGGCACGTTAGGACTGTGTGCGGCCTGTTTGCAGCGGCTGGACCGCGGCTCCCCGATCGCTTTCGGCGATCAATCGCAAGAGCAAGCTATCCCTGCTGAGAGAGAATGGAAAAGCTTTTTTTCTGCGAAGAAACCAGGCGCCGCCTCACCCAGTCGCGCGCGGTTGAGTCCTTCACGCCATGGAGCCACGCGCAGTCGTCCTTCAGGAGATGCTCAAAGACAAAGGGCTCGACGTTCCGGGCCTGGTAGAGATTTCTGATCTCCGGGATGTCCTCCCACCCGAGCTGATGAAACACGTTTGCCAGGTAGGTGTCCCAGGCGACTCTCGTGCTGCACCCCGCGAGGCGAGGATCGAGCGTCACGGTCAGCGGATCAAACAGGGCATTTCCGTTGATATGACCGACCCGGTGCTCGCCGTTGGGATGCCAACATCCGGCCACCATGGACTCGGCCCGGTCCCACGCGGCAAGCAGTCTCTGCGGCCAGTCGCGGACAAGCGGAACCGCGTCAGCCTCGGTCGTCAGGACGCAGTCATACTTCCACTCTTTCGACCGATGCATTGCCGCCACGTGCTGCATCATGTCACACCAGACGCCGTTGGGACCAGCTGGAAATCCGGTCTCGTGACGCCTTGACCGATACGGGCGGACAACTGAAAAAGATCTGCTCAGCAGTTCCTCGAGCTCTCTTGGTCTCGGGCAGTCCCTGCGGTAGACGAGCATGGCGTCGACGTCCTGATACGGGGTTCCGTCGGTGATCTCGGCGTGGAGCCGTGCCACCTCGGCCGCCATGTCAACGTCGCCGTGCCAGACCTGGAGGACATAGAGAAGGCGGCTCATTTCAGTGTCTCCTCGAGTTCGGCCCTCGCCGCGTCGATTCCTCCCCAGCTCCAGAACTGGCGGGCATGGACCTGTCCCTGCTCCGGAAGACGCCAGACAAACCGGTCGTGAAAATACTTCCAGGCGACGGCTCCGAGCACGTTGAACTCGCTAAAACTGCGGTGGGGCCTGGAAATGACATACTCGTCGAACGGCGTCCCGTGGATCTGCTCGATCAGCCGTCGCGTCTCGCCATAGAGCCAGCTGGGATACATGAACGGGTGGCGGCGCATGAACTCATGTTCCGGAGTCCATCCCAAAATCTCGGCCACGACCGGCTGCCACGGACTGCCCGTCTTTCCATAGGACTCGTGACACAGGATGACCCGGCCGTCTTCCATGAAGTCCTCGGGCGACGTCTCTCTGGTCAGCATGACGTCTGAATCCATGTGCATGATCAGATCTGCGTCCGTGAACGTGTCGGCCAGCATCTTTGTGATCTGCTGCCCGATGTAGTCATCATGATAGCGGGGACATTCATGGATGATCTCCTCGGTCAGGTGTCGGAGAGGACCAGAGTCTCCCTCTGGCACCACGATGTGCACTCTTCGAAATCCCCTGGCGTGACGTCTGATCTGGTCGAGGCAGTGCCACAGCCAGCAGAAGTCGCCAGGATAGGTCCTGATCAGGATGTCGGCGACGGGATGCATAGGATGTCATACTGGAGGCCTCGCTCGGGCGGAAACGACCGCGTCGTGTAGCCGAGAGACCCGATGAACTCAAGAAGCTGGTCTGGCGTGGTGCCACGCCTCTCGAGAGCGTGCTCGTTGACCTCGATCCACATGGACGGGCGGCATCGGCGGATCGTGTCGACGGCCCCGTGAAGAGCCTCGAGCTCGCATCCCTCGATGTCGAGCTTGATGAAGTCGCATCTCTCGAGGTTGATCGCGTCGAGCGGGATCAGGTGGATCTCTCCCGGGGTCTCAACGACGTGTCCGGCTCCGGCATTGAGGGCCTGCGCGTATCCAATCAGGCGTTCCTGGTCAGAGAGGCCTCCCTTCACGAGAATCGCCTCAGGACAGTTGTGCTCGAGACACTCGAGGGCCTCAGGATTGATCTCGAGGGCCACGACGTGTCCGTCTGGGCCGACCCGGTCGAGATAGGCTCTCGTGTGATCTCCGATAAAGGCTCCGGCGTCGACGACCCAGTCTCCTGGCCTGATGTGCTCGAGGATGACCGGAAGAGCATACTGGTCGTGGTCAAGACGACCCGCCTGCTCGACCCACGCCGAGATGTGGGTGTCGTGCTCGATGACAGCGATGTTGTTTGGCAGAATCTTCATAGAACCTCATCAAGGGCCGACGTGTGCATGCCGTAGACCCCGTGGCCGACGTGGAGGGCATGGAGCATCGTGTCGACGTGCGGCTGGAATCCGCATTCTTTTGCTCTTGCGCAGAAGGCGATGTCCTCTCCTCGGCCGTCATTCTCTGGCTGAAAAAAGTTGAACGGCATCTCGGGGTTGGTCGGATTGAGCTCTGGAAACTTGGTCTGCATCGTCTCAAAGACCCGGCGATGAATGAGCAGACAGCCAGTCCCGATCCAGTCGCAGGGCATTGTGCCATCGTGGAACGAGGCCGCCCTCGCCCGGTAGGTCTGATCGAGCGCCAGACTGTTGACGGCGCGTCCCCGGGGATGTCTGGTAAAATAGGTGGCTCCGACAATATCCGCACCGTGGCCGATGAGCCGGTGCGCGACGTGCAGCGCCGTGGGAGCCGTGGGATACGAATCTGGCAGTCGGCACATCGCACGAAGGAAATCTGGGCGTCCGATCGGAGGAATCATGTCATCGTCGAGAAACAGGAGCCACTGGGCCTGGGTCGCAAGAAACTTCATGGCAAGCTCGTTGCGGGCGTGGTAGATCATCGCGTCGCCGACCTGCATGTCGAACCTGACCTTCTCCTTGCCGAGATCGAGCGCGATCGCGAGAAGACACCAGGCCGTGGCCGGGTTGGTCTGCTTGTAGCACGGAAAGCCGACAAACAGATCCCTGCCCAGCCACTCGGCCTCCTGCTTCCAGCCCAGCGGAGCCTGGGTCTGGATGACGGTCGTGGGCCCGAGATCGAGATCGTCGGGGTCGATCCCGTCGATTCGTCCGGTGTGGCTCATGACATGGCAGACTCGGCGGCCATGAGGCCGACCTCGATGGCATCCTCGTCAGAGAGCTTGTTGGGATCGGCCGACTCGGTGGCGGGCTTGCGTCCGCCCTGACGGGCAGATGGCGCCTTGCCGGCCGCTCGGACTGCCTCAAGAGCCTTTTCGGCCTTCTCGGCGCGCTCGTTGGCGGCCTGAAGACGGGACCCGAGATCAGTGACTGACTCGGCGAGCTTGACGCTCGCGACGGCGGCGGCCGCGACCTCTGCCCGCGCCTGCGGGGTCTGCGGATACAGGGCCTCGCGGAAGCGCGTCTCGAGTTCCTCGACAGTCTTGTTGTGCTCGGTGATTCTCTTTGCCTCGTCTGGCTTGGCCCCAGGAGGAATTTCCTGATACCGCGCCCACGGAACCTTTTCGGTCATCTGGTCGACGTGCGTGAAAATCTGCTGCTCGGCCTGATACTGCTGCTGTTCCTGCTGGTTCTGCAGATACTGGCCATAGGCCTCGCGGTCTGCCTGAAATTTTTCGATCGTCTTTGAACGATTCTCTGACAGGTCGGCCCGATCAGCGAGACGCTTGCGGACGCGCTCCTGATCGACAAACGAGAGCTTGTTGAGAACCGAGTCCTCCCACCACTTGGGAGACACCTTGTCGAGGCCGAGCTGTCTCAGCTGCTTCTCGGTGTCCTCTGGCAGGCCGTTCTTGCGAAGGATCGCCAGGACATCATTGTCGATGTTGCCGATCTGCTCGTCAAACTGTCTCTTGAACTCGGGGTCGTTCTCGGTGTCCCAGAGTTTTCGCATGAGACGCAGTTCTGTGAGCTCGTTGAGAACTTCTTCAGGAAGCTGCGCCTGGTTCTTCTGGACCTCGGCGAGCTGCTGCTCCATCTCCGCGGCGCGGGATGCCTGGGCCTTGAAATGACGGGCGACGTCGCGCAGCTTGTCGAAGTTGACGAGATTGCGGGGACTGATGTCTGCCGGCGGCTGGATCGCATCGAGATCAATCTGCTCGAGTTCTCTGGCGACGTCCTCCGGAGAAGGTTCCGGGGCCTTTTCCTCGGGCGGCTTTTCATCGCCCGGCTGTTCTTCGGCGGGTGGCTCGCCGGTCGGCTGTTCGTCCGCTGGTTTCTCATCAGAGACGGGTGCCGCGGGAGTCTCTGGCAGTTCTTCGCCCGGATCAAGAATTCCGGCCGCTCGCATCGCCTCGTCGAGGCTGTTCATGTTGTCCTGTGTGGGTGGTTCGACATGCCCGAGGTCAAGTTCCTGGGGCACGCCCTCGCTGGTCACTGGTTTTTCTGCTGACATAATCTTTATTTCTTTTTGGCCGTCCTGGCCGAGTCACGAAAATCCTTGGCAGAGGGAGCATTTTTTGATCCCGGCTTTCTCATCCGCTCGCCAGAGCCCGCCTTGATCCGGCGGCGCTTGGCATGGATGTTTGCGTAGAGGCCGGCGGCGGCGCTCTTTACCTTGTCTGCGTCCTTCATGTCATGTCTCGGTATTCAGGGTTGACCTGCTCGCGGCGCTGAACGTCTGCGAGCGCAAAAAAATTTCTCTCATAATCGTCCCAGCCGGCGCGCATCGCGGCCACTCGGGCGACGGCCTCGGCATCGTTCTTGAGAACTGTCTCGGCATCGACGACGGCCGGGCACATGCCTCGCATCACCTCGGCGATTCGTTCACGCGGGACACGGCGAAAGAACTCGCGCAGGGACGTCGAGTCCTCTGAAGACCATGGAACGGGGCTCATTCAGTTCATCCTCCTGCGGGCGGGGTGGGACGCGCGGGCGACGCGACAGAAGAGACGGCTGACTGGACTCCACCTGCGATTCCGGGAGTCGCGGGAATGCCGGTCTCAACGGCCGGCGGCGGGGGACCAGAGACGGCGGTGACCGGGGCGGCACCCGGAGAGGTCGCGGGCGCGACGGCCGCGGCGGCACGCCCCTCGGTCGTGGGACCCTGGATCAGGGCACGCGCCTCCTCGAGAATTCCAGTGATCTCTGAGAGCATGGCGGGCTTGATTCCCTTCTGGAGGGCAGACTGGACGTGCTGATCGGCGTGCTGCAGGGCGACCTCGAGCATCTGGGCGCTGGAATCGAGCGGCATCTCGGAAGACAGGAGCGGGGCGAGTCTGCTCAGCATCGCGTTGAGATGGACCATGTCATCGTCGGTGGTGTCGACTGGCACGGGAGTTCCGTTGAGAAGAGTGGTCAGCTCAATGAGCTGCTGGCGATGCTGTTTGAGGGCAGACAAGGGACTGAGATCCACGTTGAGCAAACGCTCAGCGGCCGCTCCTCCGAGCTTGGAGGCAATGTCACGGCGCTTGAGCTCGACCGTGTCGATGGTCGGGTCTGCGGAATAGCGGCTCACGATCATCTCGAGGACACCGGACTGAGACGCGATGGCATCCTCGACGCTCGCACGGCTCGACGAGTTGGCAAGAATCGCGATCTGCGAGATCGTCATTCCCTTTTCCAGCATCTCGAGGACTGCCTCGACGGCATCGGTGTCGAGCGACCGTGGAATCTCGACAAAGAAATACATGGCCGACTCTCCGACAGACTCGAGAGACGTCCACGTCTCTATGTCAAAGATCGGGGTCAGACCGGTCTGTCTTGACTCGATCATGACCTGGTTTGAAAACTGGAGAATGTCGGCGCGGCAGATGCGGCGCTGCAGCTGGTCGATGAGGGCAAACATCTGGTCGGCGAAGCGAGACAGCATTCCGGCGCGGATCTGCGCGTCGATCGAGGCCGTATAGTTCACCTCTGATGCCGTGCGGCGCTGTCCCTGCTGGTCAAGAATCTGTCCGGGCATGAAGGCGCCGACGGCAATCTCGGCCTGCATCGTCGCGTGGCGGTCGAGTGCAAAGAACGCCTCCGAGTTGATCTCAAAGGAGACCTTTTCAAGAACCTCGTAGCCCTCGCCGACGATCGCGAACGGGTGGTTGACGGTGAGACTCGGGGTCTCCACAGAACCGGCGCCGGCTCTGCTCGTGCGACGCAGGACCATCAGGCCAGAGAGGTGGAGAGCATCCTGGATGAGGTTGCGCGCCTGCTCGACCGAGACGTGCGTGTTGTAGAGTGCACGGCCCGCTCCGCGAGAACCATGGAGCGTGCGGTCACCGACCTCGGCAGAGAAGAGACTCAGGCACTGCTCCATCTTGTCGTAGCGGGCTCGGCGGAAGAACAGCGGAACGCCGTCCTCGCGGTCAAAGATGTAGTGATCGACGCCGCCGGCCGGGTTGGTCGCGAAGATGTGACCCGCCTTGACGACGCGAATCGACGAGGTGAAGCTGCTGGCAAGGTTGTTCTCGCGGATCAGGTCCTCGTAGACTCGCTCGTTCTCGGTGTTGGCTCGGTCCTCGAACTGCTTGGTCGACGTGTTGAGCTTCTTGACAAGATTCTCGACGCGCCAGCCGGCAAGAGAGGCGACCTCGGGATCACGGATCGTGTCAACGATGTCGTCGACAAAGAAATCCTCCTTGAGGCCCCAGATCTTCACTCGATTCGATTCCTGGGGACAGCCGACATAGAACAGGGCCTCGTCAGACCGATACATCTTCGGCTTCCAGGTGAACTCGTCTTCCCTGCCGACTGCCGCATAGCCGTAGGTCAGGTTCTCGTCGATGAGCTGAGAGAGAAAATCAGGCCAGCCCGTCCACTTACGAATGCAGTCCGTGATTGCCATTCGGAAAGTATCCTCCAAGGCTTCGGTGCCGGAAGTTTCGTTCGGAAAGCGGCTGTAGGTCAAGAGGGGGAGCTGGTCGACCACCTGTCGGTATGGAGGAGTCAGGCGCTTGATCAGGGACGACATGAATCCCGTGGGCCGATTGCTCCGCCAGGATTGCCCCGCGCCTCGCAGCTTGCGCGGATTCCACGGCTGCTCGCCGTTGATCTTGCGAGCGATCGCCGCGTTCTTGTTGTTGCGCTCCCGGTTGTCCTGCGTGAAGTTTTTGTAGGTCTGATAGGCCTGATCGAAGGTCAGGACTGCCGGAAGCACGGATCCCGTCTGCGGGTCGACTATATCGGCTGTTGAGGCGTCGTTTGGCATTGTTCACCATTTTCCCTTCGGGCAGGATTCAGAAGCTAGCATGGTCTTGGCAAGGATAAAACACTCGCAGACCGAGCATTGCATGTCCGATCGATACTCGCACTGATCGCAGACAGACAGCCTTTTTTTCTTCGTAGAACTATCAACAAGCAGGACTTCCCTGCGAGCGGCACGCGCGGCGGCTCGCCCGACGGCACCGGCAAAGTTCTTGATTCCCCTGGTCGTGATCTCCATGCGGCACCTCTCGCAGCTCATCGTCTCGCCCAGCAGTATCCAGGAAGATCTGGACTCGTGCCGATCCTGTCCATGCGCAGCCACACGGCAGACCTGTTCTCGTGATGCAGGATCTGGCAGGCGCGAAGTTCTCTCTCGTGGTGGACTGTCTGGCCGGCTCGCAGGATCGCCGACATGCGGTTCACGGCCTCGACGCAGGAGCCGCAGTTGCTGTTCCACCTGACGTTGAATCTGCAGCCCGAACAGATGTCGGCACGTCGCTGCGCCTCCTGCTTCAGCTCGAGATTCTCGGTCGAGTGATCCTGGATCTGCCTGTCCATCGTCTGGATCATCTCGTCTGTGAGAGTGCGGATCGGCGACACGGAGTGCGCGACCTCGATCCGGGCCACTCCCTCGAACTGGTGGCACATGCGCGGGAAATTCTTGCAGATGTATTCATCGACCTCAGCCCTGACGTCGCCGATCGGGATGACGTTGTCGGCCCTGAACTTGATCACGGCATCGATGAGGGCTCGATAGGTCGGGGCACGGATGGGCTCAGGCATGTCGCGGCCGAGACGATCCTTCTCGGGCTTGTGCCATCCTCCGGGCATCACCATGGATTCGATCACATTCATGTCAGTCAGTCATGTCGATGAAGTCGAGCTGGTCGACGATTCCGTGCTCGACGCGCTCTGGTCTCGGTGCCGGCACGCGCGACTCCTCGACCATGCGTCCGGAGATGCCGCCATTCATGCGAATCGCGTGAATCGCGACGAGCAGACTGTCGAAGCGATCAGGCGAGACGTCGTTGTGGCGCTTCTTGAATTCCTTCTTCGGCTCGAGTCTGAGGACACCGCGGCCGACCTGCATGTAGCGACGAGTGACCGTCTCGCGGCCGAGCTGGTTCCAGTTGATCCCAGGATTGAGCTTGAGGAGATCAGTCTCGATGAACTTGCGGACACTGAACGCCATCTCGGTCACGACGTCATTGTAGCGCTCGGCGCAGGTCTCTGAGTCGTCGTCAAGAATGCGAGTGTCTGAGGCAGCCCAGCTGAACATGACACCAAAGACGTCTGGTCCAAACATCGACTTGAGGGCATCATGGACTCCGGTGCCGTTGCCGGTCCGATCGACCGCGAGCCACCTGGGCTTGACTCCCATGTCATTGCTCAGGCGGATGATCGCCCTGGTCTGCTCGATCGTGTCTCTCTTGTCGAGACTGATCTGCTGCTCGACCTGGATGACACGCCGCTCGGACTTGAAGCGCTGGAACGAACCCTGCATGTCTGTCCATCCGATCGCCTGGCCGAATCTTGCGGCCGTGAAGAAGGCAAGGTCATTGCCCTCGAAGGCGAGGTCGATCCCGGCTGCCATGACTGTCGGTCCCGAGAAGGTGTAGAGACCCTTGGCCCTCTCGAACATCGACTCGTTGACGATGACGACCGAGGCAGACGACTCGGGGAACCATCCCCTCGCCATCGTGAAATACTCTGGGTTGTCAGACCCGAGCTTGAGAAGTCGCTCGAATCCCTCCCAGGTCTGCAGGCCAGGATAGACGACCTTTTTCTCGGTGACGTTCTCGCACTTGGCCCCGTCGAGTCGGATGACGTTGTATCCCCGGCCAGATTCCCAGGTCTCGTCGACGTCGATGTCGATCGATGCCCATCCTCTCTTGGGCTCTGCCAGAACTCCGAACTTGCTGTTGCGGTCCTTGGGGTTCGTGGCAGCAAACACCCTGACGTGGCTGTTGTCTGCTTCTTCAGTCAGGAGCACGTTGTTGACATCCTCCCAAACGCCCTCTGGAATCTCCTCTGCCTCGTCAAGGATCAGCGCGATGCGGCTGAGCTTGCCAAACCTCGGATGGGGACTGGGACGAGGGACCGGGTGGAAACCTCGCAGGCGTCCCTTGCCGTCGTCTCCCATCGGGATCGAGGTGAGATGGATTCCCTGCTTGTCGTCGTTGTTGACCCTGACTGACTCGGCCTTGATCGAGAGATTCGGGACAGGAACGAGGACGTTGGCGAGCAGGTTCTTGATGTGCGCAAAGACGTTGGTGACCGCGTGCTGCCGGGTGACCGACATGACCTTGATGCAGGTCCACTCGGGATCGCGAAGAAAATCGAGGCCAAAGAACACGGCACCGGAATACGACTTGGAGAGCGATCCTCCTCCCATGATCAGGTTCTTGGCATGGTCTCTGAGTCCGTTCCACACCAGCTTCGTGCAGTGCGGCTCTGGCGTGAAGAGCTCTGGCCCCCAGCAGACGATGGCCGCCGCCTGATACTGGTCGAGATCAAGAAGTTTCTGGATGTATCTCCAGATGAGATACTCGCACTCGTGGCTGGCAAGGCGGATCTGTTCCTTCGGCGGGTTCTTCACGCAGTAGCGAAGCAGATACTCGGTCGGTCCAAACAGGTCTCCGGTCTTCTGGTGGGCCTCTCTCATCGCATAGGCATGCTCGAGATACTGCCGTCCGTCGAGTGCCTGCTCGATCGATGCCGACTCCTCTGGCGTCACCTCGGGGCGCTTCTTCTTTCGCACCCCGGTCTTGGCATAGCGGGTGCGGACGACGCTCATGCGAAGCTCTCTGCGAGATTGAGCACCTTCTCAGACACGTCGAGTCTGACCGAGTCCTTGAATTCTCCCATGATGCGGGCATCGAGCTCGAGCGCCTTGAGCTTGGAGGGAACCTTTACCGACGTCGTGCCGTCAGTGGAGGTGCGCACCTCCTCGGCCAGCTCGGACTCCTCGTCGATGTCTCCGATCGGAGTTCGAACGAGTCTGGCGAGAAATTCGCGCTTCTCATCGAGACTCAGGAAGCGTTTCTGCTGGGCGCGCTCGGCCACGCGGGCCTTGAGTTCCTCGACGTAGGTCTTGGCATGTTCCTTCTGGAGAATGATTCCGCCGGCCCGACAGGCAGAACCCGCCGTGATCTTCCCGTTGTATTTGGCCGCGATGACGTCATCGAAGGCGAGGAGATAGGCCCGATACATCGGGAGCCCGTCGAGCACGTGGAGCTCAATGAACTCTCGCTGCTGAGGGGTGAGTCGTCTTGCTGCTCTGCTCGCCATGGTCAGAAGATGGCCGCGTCACTTCCTCGAAGTAAACGCATCTCTGCTGAGAAGAATCCCGGCCCTCGCGATGAGCGGGGCGTCGCAGGTCTGCAGGGTCAGTCGGGTCCTGGGCCAGATCTTCTTCGCGGCATCCAGAAGTTGCCGCTTCCTCGCAGAACGCTCGCGGCTTCTCTGTGACTGCTCGATGGTCAGATTCATCCACTTCAGAAGTGAGAGCTCGACGAGCTCAGACCCGCCGTGCATGAGGGCCGCCCCGCACACCAGCTTGTAGTTTCCATAGAGCACTGCCATGAAGGCAGCAGACCGGTTCTCGCCCGCAAACTTCGGGATCTGCTCGATGAAGAGATGGGATGCCTTGTTCATTTTTTCTCGAACAAGCTCTACCACTTCCCGGTCTGTCTCGGGCATCTGGTGCAGACTCACGATTGCCATCGACTCTGGATCGAGGACTGCGATGGCCCCGTGCCTGCCCGGATCTACCCCAATCACGTGTTTCATGGCTCGGATGCTACATCGAAACGTCGTGGAGGCACACATAGAGTTTCTTTGGAGACAATATCGGGCATAAGTAGTTCAGAATACAGGACAAGACTAAGTGAAAGATCTAGAATTACTCAAATATCATTAAGTCACAAAGATAAGTAGTTAATATAGAATATATTAGAAAGAAGTTAATAGGTATTTGAATGCTTTTCTGTTTTTTTAGATTTCAACCACTTTTTTTGCATGCCTAAAAAATTGCCCCGTTATAGCTTTTCCCATTTTGTTCGATTACCGGATCATTTTGTCATAAGTCATTTGTGGTCAACAACTCTTTTCTGTGCCATGGGCAGTCGTGTGAAAAAACAGTTCTGGCACCTGCCATTCCGTGCTATGATGCTTCTCTGACACCATGAAGACTCCATCTGACCACATCACCGTCCACTTCCCCATGACCGGCCGCACTCTTCGGCACTCCAGCCACGTCTGGCGACGAGCCCGTCCCTCACGCGCCATGGCCTACATGGT